CGTAGGGCTATAACTCGGTCTGCATATAACTCAGCATCCGCTGTGTCCTTAATGCTAGATAGAAACGCTTCGGCATAAGTGCCATAATCGATAATGCTTTGAGCGTCTTCAGCTGTGTAAACGCTGTTGCCATTGTTGCCGTAGGTTATAGCGAACTTGTTGCGCAGGTCTCCAGCCCTAGTTGAAACGGCAAGACCAAGGCCATTAGCGTGGTTGGCGTCTAGAGTTGTGTAGCCATTGGCTGCCAAGTAATCCTGCCTATGTGTGCTATCGGCATAACCTATGTTGCCGTTTGAATCTTCGTAAAGTAGCCCTAAGGCGCTAGTAGCAATCGCAGCACATAAACTGTAAAGGTCGGTTTCGTTGCTAGATCGGGCAATCATTAGGAAATCGCCAGGGCGGTCAATCTCGCCAAGTCCTAGATTCTGAGCATTAGCCCAAGTCTCTGTAGGGTTGTAGGTTGCCCATGTCTGAGCCGCTGGGACATCTTGCCATTCTCCTAAAAGATAGCCGTCGAGCAAGCTATAAATCTGGTCGCCGTCTTGATCCTGCGCCAATATTCCGGCATCAATTATCTTGGTTAGTTTAGCCAAAGCCCCTAGCGCCGTAATGTTAATAATGGTTGTAAATTGTAGGTTGCCTGAGCGATTAACTGCTGTGGTGAAATCTGAGATAGTCCCGCCAAAGATAGGGATAAATGTGCCAATGGTGTTAGTTACCTCGATGGTGATACTGGTTCCTACAGTAAAATCATAGGCAGTATTGTTTACGTTCAATAACTGAACTTGGCAGTACCCGGCAATCGGTTGGGTATTAATGTCTGTGCGCCCGCTAGTTATTGTGAGGTTAGCCAGGGTTACATCGGTCAATTCCTCAGCATTTACTAGAACCTTATAGGTTGGTGTATATGCGGTCATGCGTAGATTCCAGCGCCGCCCAAGGTTCCTCGAGCTGATGAATCATTAAGAAGCCCAACTATCTGGCGAGCCGTAGATTCAGGATCGATAGCCCCATTGACTGTAATGCTGGTGGTTCTGCCCTGAGCAAAGGCTCTTAAGCGAGCATCTGAATCCATAATCTCAGCTGAAAGAGCTGGTACTGAAGCGCTTGATGAAGTGGCGAATGAAGCGTTTGAGAATGAAGCTGCACCGGATGATGATGCCCCAGTAAAGAAGTTGGTTACAGGGTTGTTCTTTAGAAAATCTATAAACTGTTTGGCCTTATTGTAAATAGCATTAAGTTTGTCAACAAATGATGCAAAAGTGCCGATAAGGCCAGCGACAATCTTTCCTAAAACTGTAAATGCTCCACCCAAGATTTCGCCTAGAACTGGAGCCAAAGTATTGCGGGTGAAATTAGCAATGTTTCTAATAAGATTATAGAAAGGCTGCAATTCATCGTTATTTGCGGCTAATGCGTTTTTAACCGAATTAAATGCATTTCGCAAGCCGTCTAGAATCGGCCCGAATACTCTAATTGTAGGTTGTAACTTATCGCCTATATTGCTGGTAAATGCTTCGATGGCTGGGACGACTCGATTTACAATCAGTTCAACCAATGGCGTAATGGCAGTAAGAATGAAAGCGCCTACTGTTTCCTTGCCTTCGTCAAAGGCTATCTGTAGCCTGGTTAACTTGCCTTGGAATGTGTCTGCCTTGGCTGAAGCCTGATTTTCAAAGGTATCAGCTAGTTTCGCTGTTATCGCATCCATGTCCATAGTCTTCAGCTGGGCGGCTGTAAGACCAATACCCAACTTAGCAAGGGATGCTGTTTGACCTTCTGCTGCCTTTGCCATGGCATTGGTTACAGTTTCAAGAGACTTGCCCGATCCTGCTGCTACATCGATGGCTACGGCTTGTAACTTCTGTGCCTTAGTTAAATCGCCGGTAGCCCGAGCAAAGCGTTCTAGGGATGGACGAAGCTCGTCATCGGTAATCCCCACAGCTAGTGAGGTCTTTGTTATGTAATCTTCTGTGGCTGATATCTGGGCTTCCGTAGCGCCTGTGACATTCTTAAGGGTAAGGGCTAACTTGGTCTGCGCTGCTGCGTCTTCAATGGCTGATTTAACGCCATCAATGGCTAACTTACCTGCATAGGCTACGGCTGCGGCTCCTGCGGCTGCAAAGGCTAGCCCAGCCTTCTTACCAAAGTCTGAGACCTTATCGCCAAAGGTAGAAACGTCCTTATCAGCTGTCTTAAGGTTCTTAGTGAAGTTATCGACGTCGGCAAGGAGTTTAAGCGTTAATGCTCTAGTACCTGTAGCCATTAGCCCCACTCCTTTAATACTTTGGTAAATGATTCAGTCCATCTAGCAACTATCTCAGGTTGAATCCTGCGAAGCGTTGGATAGATAAACCAACCCTTAGAGCCTCGACCTTGACGGCCTGACCACACCGGGAACTGCTTAAACTTGTTCGATCCGAATTCTGAACCGCCCCAGATATCTCTAGTGGTCGCCCCACCTGAGAACTTCTGAGATGCGAATCCATAAGTAATCTCACCAATGCGGCTCGACTTCTTAACCCTAGAACCATCTGCGATACGTCCGGCAACTTTGCTACTTTGTAGCGACCTTGCCTTCTGGATAACTTCTGCTCTAGCGAATTCAGCCAAAGCGCCTGATTGACGCTTGGCCTCATCGTTAGCTTCTTCACCCATATTCTTAAGCGCCTTAAACACTTGGCGCAGTTCAGTCTGGTCAAGTGCTACGAGTTCACTTGCCATTTCTCTGCTCCAATATCTCTACAGCTGTAAGAATGTCTTCGGCAGTTTGCCATTGATCCATAGGAATCTGTGTGGCTATTGCCAGTTCCACCAAGAGTCGGCTTACGCTTCCTCTTGGATGGCTTTTGGGTCTCCTTCACCTACTTCGACGTCTGCGACTGATTCCATCCAGACCTCTAGTGTCTTGGTTGGCTTGCCGCCTGCATCACGCTTCATGGCGCTGTGAGCGACATAAAGAATGTCCCACATTCCGCCGAACTGGGAGATAACCTTTTTAGTTGTCATTTCCCAGCGGGCGTAATCTGGAGGACGAACCATGTAAGTGGTTTCGGATCCATCTGTATATTTAATTGTTATTTGCTGTTGCATTGTTTGCTCCCGTTTCTATTTTTTAGCTGAAGGTCTCTGTGACCGCGCCGTTTGACACGAGGAAAGTATAGGAGACTGTCTGTGCATCCATACCTGACCCGCCGACTGTTGGGTAAGAAGGCTTAATTGGGAATGAGAAAACTGCACCTGTAGCAGCTGTAAGGCTGATGGTGATATCTGTGTCCGGTGCTGAGTCGCAGGCTGTCCAGAGCGCTTCGCACACTGAGTTAGCCTTGCCCCAGTCTGCGAGCATATCGAGCTGGAATGTAGCTGTGACGTTAGTGGTCTTGTAAGCCTCGCCATCAAGTGTTTGATAGGTCTGACGATCTAGAACCTTCGTCAATACTGCGTTTGTTGCTTGTGCTTCGATATCTGTTCCACCTGTGAAAGATAGAGAAATATCGCGACCTGTGATTACTGTGGTTGCCATTATTTATCCTTAGTTTGTTTGTGTGTAGTAGGTAGAAACTCTGATATCTGCCACCAAGACATTTGAAGGGCCGACCTGAGTTACTGTTGGTTTTTCAACTGCTCCGACAATGTACCCAACTGGGATCACCTTCAGAACACTTATTACGAGCTGCTCGAGGTTGTCGAGCGATGCAGGGTTGCTGTTATAGGCAACTGCTACTGAGATGACAAGATTGATTTTGATGTGAAGCGTGGAACCGTTGATGGTTTCCATCTCGAGGTACGGTGAATCTGGGACTGTCACCACGAATGGCACCATTGGCGCCTCGGGAACGTAGGCATAGACGTTTCCTGCTACGCCCGCAAAGGCTGTAGCTAGTGGCTGGCGAACTGTGTCGAGGATTGTAGACGCTGGCATTACTGCACCATTGAATCGGTGTCGATAAACGCTCCGAGAAGTCCTGACACTCGATTAAAGAGGCTACGGCCTAAGCGGTATGGGCTTACTTGGGTAAAGTCGATTCCCTCAATCTGTCCACCTGGAGCAATGCGAGATTGGAATACTTCTACTGATACGGCTAGGACTGCTGATTCTACCGCGCTGTTTCCTACATAAGTAGAAGCGCCAGATAGGGTTGCCAAGCCTGATGGAATTACCTTGCGTTCTGTAATGTCTGCGTTAACTAGAGCTACTGTAAAAAAGCCGTTAAATTCTCTGTATGAACCATCTAGAAATATTCGTGAGTTAGATCGTAAAACGAATGAATCGTAATCTAGGTTACTTGATTCTAAGATTGTAAAGGTACCGTTAAATGGGGAGCCTACGCCTGTAACGACTACGCTCTGACCCGTTGAAAAATTGTTATCGCCTAGGACATAATATGTAGCGATGTTATCTTGAAGCGCCACTACATCGATAGGGCTTGAATATTTAACCAGCATGGGCAAAATTACTGTTTCTGCTGTATCAATTACATCATTTAAATATGCGTCGCTATAAAGGGCTGTAGAGACACCAAGGACAGACCTCAGCTCAGCTGCGGTAACTATTGTTGGCATCTCTACATCCTCTCTATTAAACGACTGGGGGAGCCACCGGGAGCAGCAGCCCCCCCATGATTAGTTATTGGTTATGCAACCATGTAGCGGTATGCGCCTGCACCAATTTTGGTAGCAATTGCGCCGTAGCCGTAGTATCCAACTTCAACCTGACCTGTTGAGATTAGATTTGTCTGAAGTGAAAGGCGTGGGCTTTCGTACCATGTGTATGAATCTGGGTTGATGACAATCATTGTGTTATCGCCAATTCCTGAACCATCTGTTAAAGCACGCGAAACGCGGAGGTTAAGTCCGAGTAGGTTTCCACGAACCGCTGTGGCTGTAAGTGAGCCGCCTGCGTTCTGTGGGTTAATTGTCTGCTGGAAGATTGGACGATTTGAAGAATCGACCAAGCCCATCAAAGTTCCCCATTGTTCTGGTGAAACTACGATGTTTTCTGCAAAGCCAAGGGTTCCCTTGTAAATAGAAACTGCTGCATCTGATACGAAATCAGCTGCAAGAGCGCCTGTAGTAATTGCTGCACGATCTCCGCCGTTTGTTCCGCCGTTGATTAGCGCGGTTCCAACTGCTGTGTCTGTAGCTTTTGCGTATGCGAACTCCATTTGACGTACGAGTTCAGCAAAGAACGCTGGTGAGCTGCGATCTAGCAACTCAAGCGAAAATGTCTGACGGCCAATGAACTTCTGGACATTTACAGTAACGAACGCGCTGTTCATGTCTGTCTCAGATGGCGCGCCACCTTCAGATGCAACTGCAACTGTTGGAGCAACTGTGATCTTAGGAATTTCGAAAGTCATTCCTGCATCTGGCAATGCGCCTGATGAAATTGAGTCAATGAATGGACGATCTGCGTTTGAGATGCCATTGATAACTTCTGTGAGTTGACGTGTTGGTACGAGACCAGCATTGTCTGTTGTATCTGCTGCCGCTGCAACGTACATCTTTGATGTGTCGTTGCCGAGTGAAGCGCGTACTGAATGCTCGAGATAAGAAGCCTTATCAACGATTGGGTTACGAACAGTAGTTGAAATATAAGGTGCTGTTGCAGCCTTTACTTCAACCTTTGCAGCTTCTACCGATTCAGCGGCAGGAGCAACATCTGGATTGGTAGTGTCTGACACTTGTTCTCCTTCTGTGGTTGATTGTGTTTCTTCCTGAGATGTCTCAGAAACTTCGTTTTCTACTGCCGCTACTTTTGCGACCTCTGCGCCTGGAATTGCGCCGTCTGTAACAAGGCTGACCTCGATTAAAGAGCTTGACTTGATAGCCATAACGCCATCTTCGTTATCCCACTCTGCAACATCTACGCCAACGCTAAAATCTGAGCGGAGGCCAGTAGCAGCTTCCTCGAGAGCATCGTTGCCGGCTGTTGTCTTTGCGATCTTAAATTCTGCTGTGATGCCTGTTGCATCTGCCTCGAATGAAACCATCTTGCCTAGTGGGCGAGTTACATCGTGCTGTAGAACTAGCTTGATGTTCTTAGCCATAGTAATGGAATCTTCTTTGAACATAGTGCGCCCGGCTGATGTGCTGCCTTCAGCGTTCCATGAAACAATGCGGCCTGCGATAATGCGAGACTCTGCATCCGCCGCTGTAATGGCGTATGGCATAGTTATCTTCATCGGTTCTCCTTGTTATCGATAAGGTCTTCTTCTTCACGAATCTGCTCAACGCTCATAGCGCCAATGCGATTGAGAATTTCATATACTTGAGCGCGCTGTAGAGCATCTGAGCGCAGGAATTCATCTAGTGAGAATCGAATCTCTCCAGTTGAAGGGCAAAAGTCCGGCATAGATAGGCGCTGTTCAATCGCTGTAAGAATTGGCTTTAATGAAAAGTCAATAAGGGAACGGCGCTCTGAGATTGCGTTGCTATAAGTCATTGAGGATGCTTCAGCGCTAACGAAGTAGGCAGGAAGGTTGCAGGCGCGAGCCAATTCCAACGCGACGTACTGACGAGCCTCGTTCAGCTGTAATTTGGCTGGATCGATGCCCAACGCCTGCAATTCAACATCAGCATTAAGAAACGCTGTTGACTTTGTTAGTCGAGCAGTTCTCCATGACTCGAGAAGCTTTGAGATTCGTTCTGCTGGAAGATTTGTGCCATTGGACTTGAGAACTTGTAGCGGTACTGGCTCCTTGGCAAAAGTTTCAGCGGCTTGTTCTAGCGCGTGCGCTGCGCGAATTGTGCGGCCTGCGCGATTTAGTAAACCTTCATCAAGTCCATAAAAAACTACAAGAGAACCAACGCCTTGAGTTGGAACCACCGATCCATCT